GCTTAATGCGACGTCAGATTATTATTGGTTCAAAACAGCAACCGGCGATCCGGTTGATATTGTAAACAAGGCTTCCGCTTTGTTGTGGAAGTTGATGGGCAATGCCCAGTTAAAAGAGAATTGGGAAGTAAAAGCCCATGAACTCGTTGACGGCGGTTTGATGGTCAAGGTTCCTCTGGAATATGCGACCTCCAATTCCGGTTCTTACGGTGCGGCAACCGTTATCAATCAGTCCAAGAAAGATATTATTGACGCGGCACGTTTCAGATGGGCAGGCGCTTACGGTTCCAATACACTGAATCTGGACGATCTCACCCAGAACACAGGCGACGAGGCCATGATCGCACTGACCAAACAGTATCTGGCAAGTATCAAAAAGGCAATACGTGTCAATATGGCTGTTCAGATAGTTGCGGCCGCTGCCGATTCCAACAGCATTAACGGCCTAGGCGATCTGTTCAACACATCATCCTCAACAGCCTACGGCTCAATCAAAGAAGACGATATGCCCGACTGGAGGGCCAATGTCATTACGACCCCCGAAGCGATTTCCTTTGAAGTATTGCAGAAGATATGGCGTCAGCCGAATATGGGCGACATTGAAGGGAACCTGCCGAATTTCTGTGTAACAACCGCAGCCCTGCGCGACGGATACGAGCGTTCACTCCATCCTCAGCAGAGATACTCCGACACCAAAGCGGTGGAAGCCGGTTGGCAGAATATCATCCATAAAGGAGCTCCGATTGTGGCCGACGCAGGATTATCAATTGGTTCTTTCTATGCTCTTAACCTCAATTTCCTGAGCCTGCGCAGCCACAAAGATTATAACTTTACCGCGCCGGAGTGGGTATCGAAGAAAGTTCTCGGACAGCCGGACGTTATCACGGCGGACACCCGTTGGAGAGGAAACCTGTATTGCTCCAACCGGAAGATGCACGTTCTCCATACCGCATTGACCGAACCCGTATAAGACGCAGGATTTGATTAACCGGCAGACGGGGGCCCGAAACGCCCCCGTAACCAGGCAAAAACTATATTTCAAGAAGTTGAACAAGAATAAAACATAAGGAGTTTTAACCATGAAGGATTTAATTTTCTCATTGGAAATCACTGACGCCGGGGAAACCCATTATATTCCCGTGCCATGCAGGGGTATTGTCAAAGCAGTCAGAGTGACATCGGATATTGCGATGGTTGCGACTGGAACAATAATAATCAGTCGCGGTAATACCGCGGTTAATACGATAACGGCTCCGACCGGCGACACTGCGGCAGGCATAATACTGGACGGTGTTCCCGATACGACCAACAAGGATCTCATCTTTGATCCGGCATCATCCACGGCAGCTGACAAGGTAATTAAAATCGTAGCCGACGGCACTCTGCTGGGTGCGGCCGGTACTGTGAATTTCCATATCACGTTCGACGATTCCGCCTATGTCGAACAGGTTGCCAGCGAAGCTTAAGATTTAGTGAGACTCATACTTTAATAGCGAAGCGCATTAAAGTTTGTAAGTCGAACTAATGACACTCTACGAAGGAGGTGATTCAAGGTTTATGAGTGAACGTTTAATTTACTTGCCAATGAATTCTGATTTTTCCGATGCATCGGGGAACAATATAGCCGTAACGAATAATGGAGCTGTCATTGTCGACGGTATGGGTTGTTTTGACGGGGCAAGTTATCTGACTTTTCCTAATTCCTCTTTGTTCGCTTTCGGGACGGGCGATTTTAAAATCAAGTTCAATTTCAAAGGCGGGACGCAGAGCAATAAGTTTTTCTTTGGTGCAAGAATGGCGATCAGGTCGATGTACATAACCACCGGAGGATGCGACTCATCAACCCCGGGAGTTTTAAGGTATATGGGTTTTTCCGCAATTTCAGGAACAACTGTTTTAACCGATAACAACCTGCATACATGCATAATCCAGCGCATCAGTGGAAATATCTCTTTGTCTGTAGACGGGACTATCGGGGCAACCGGAACAGATCCTACTAATTACACGTGTATATACGGGACTTTTGTTATCGCCAAACACGATATGCTCAAGGGCAATTACCTTACGGGATCATTGAACGAATTTGAAATTTGGAGGGGTACGGAACCGGTTCCGACTGGCGGTATAAAGGCGGGTATTCCAGCATTGCCCTGTCAATGCTTGTTAAAAATAAAACGGCCGTTGTGACGGGGATGCATCCGATCAATGCAGTAGTATAACCGTCATGGACAGCAGGTATTACCATCCGTAATCCGGATACGGATGGTGTGGCATAGTGGCCGTAAGCATCGGCAAATTTCAATATGCCGGAGCAGTAGCGGCGCGTTCAGATATTAACTTATTAAAAAATCAATTTAATTAAAAGGAGATAAATTATGGCAAACATGGCGTATTTTAACGGGACAAATTCATATATTGACTTTGAAATGTATAGTTTTAGTTTCGGAGACGGCAGTGATTTAAGGTTTTTATTTACTATAAAAGTAGATGAAAAGCCGGCTACCGGAAATCACTATTCTTTAGGATTTGCGAATATTAACGACAGCGGCCAACTCTATATAGATACGGTCACTAGTGCTATTGATGTAACAGATGGTAATCCACATACTTGTGAAATAACCAAAACACAATCAACGCATACTATAACTATTACAGTAGATTCCAATACACCCGATTCCGGTACATCTACATGGGATATATCTGAAGCTCCCGGATTAGGCGGCGGCGATTCGACATGGTTCAAGGGGTTTTTATCCAATTATCAATTATATGTTTCCAATACTAAAGTATTGGACATGCCGATGACGTCGGATTTCCATGACATCGCCGGACATTTTACTTCCGGTAAAATAACGCCCGAACACGTATCGATATTTGACACGGACGATTTGTCTTCTGCGGTACAATTAACTTTTAATACCAACGCGTTTGAAGGGGCGTTTTTTCACATGGGGGAGGAAGTTGGAGAAGATAATTATGTCGACTACTATCATTACTGGTGTTCGGAAGGAACAACATCAAATGATAATTGGATATATGCCGGAAGTATGGCCCCCAGTACTTTATATTTTACCCAGATTGGTGAAATATTAAATTTCTCCCTTCCAACGGCAATTCCGCAGGGGGCAAGGATAACCGAAGCCAACGTGATATTTGTCGGTAGACATAGTACCGGTAATAGCATGGCGATAACTTCCGGAACAGGAGCCAAATCAAGAATAACGGGTTGGAAAACCACCACTCCGTCCGTGATTACCAACCTGACAACATATCGAACAATAAGAGGCACTCTAACCGGAGGCGCCAGTGACAGCAACCTGACAGATAATCAGGTAGCTATTGACGACCAGACAATCGCTGAAGGTGATGTCTATACAAGTCCTTCTCTCGTTAATATGATTCAGGAAATTGTAAATTTAGGCAATATATCGAATATTGCATTTTTCTGGGATGACTATGAAAAAAGATCGAACAGCAAAGGTTACATCGTTGATGGATTACCTTATCTGATTGTCAAACATGATACCGTCGATGTTGAATGCAGCCTGACGTATGATGCAAATGAAGGAACAGGCACCGTGCCCACAGATTCAACGCCGTATGATCCAGGGGATCCTGTTACAGTTCAGGCTAATATAGACTTGACCAGAACGGGATACGATTTTATGGGTTGGGCAACCCATAGGGATGGTACGGGGACGGTTATCAAGGTCGAGGACATTGGCTCCAGCGCCGGTACTTTTACCATTCAGGCCAGTACGGTTTTATATGCCAAATGGGAGGCACGGTTGACCGTTACATATAATGCTAACGGCGCCGGGAGTGGAACTACGCCCGCGGACACTACGATATATCATCCGGGTGATAAAATAATTGTACCGGGTAATACCGGTGAATTGACCAGAACTGGATACACTTTCAGGAGCTGGAACAGCTCCGCGGATGGAAAAGGTGATACTTATCTTGCAGGGTCGGAATTAACATTTACGGATTCCATAACATTGTATGCCAACTGGGATTTGGCAATTTTATCATCGGAAATATTCTTTGTATTTAATATGCTGCTTAATGGCACCGTCCAGGGATTCAGGTATCTTCCCATACCGGAGGGTGCGGCAAATCCGGTCGCCGGAAAACCAAGCAATGATATGCGACAGGCGGGATTTGCGGTACGATTTGACCTGCCTTATGTCATCCCCCGGGGAACCATCATTAAATCTGCATCACTGAGAGGTGTTGGCGGCTTGTCGTATATGAATATAGAAAGCGGGACGGGGGCAAATTGCCTTATTCACGCTCATCGTGTTCCAGCACCGGAAGCGATAACTGATTTAACTGATTATAAGAGCAGGCGCGGCATTGCTCCGGACGGTACTGTTGATGAAACTATCGGACATGTAACCACCGCATCCGTGAATTTTACCGGCCTGGGCATAACTACCGGAGCAGCTTTTGAAACGACGTCACTGGTATCTATTCTTCAGGAACTCGTGACGATGGGAGACGTATCCAGCATATTATTCTTTATTGATGACCATGAGGATCATTCAGAAGCAGGGCATGCTTGTTCAATAGCATTACCCATAGAATTGAATTATTCGTATGATTGTACCTTTAACTATAACGGCAATGGAAGTACAGGCGGTAGCGTGCCTGTTGTAAGTAACTCCCCATACTCATACGGTGATTCCGTAACGGTATCCGGTCAGGGTTCTATGATCAGAGGCGGTTATACGTTTGTTAAATGGAACACGGCGGCCGACGGGACCGGTACAAATTATGATGCCGGTGATACATTTATTATTACGGCAAATACAACTCTATATGCCCAGTGGGCTTCAGCTGTTTCATCCGCTTCTGATATATTCTTTGTAGGATATTCACAAGAAGGCGCGCAGTGGATGCAGGTTCTGATACCGGATATGGCGCCTAATCCGGGTGTCGGAGATATTTCAGGAGCCAGAGTAAATAAATTCGGGTATGCGGTACGATTTGTTCTGCCTGCTCCGATACCTATGGGTGCAACCATTACATCCGCGTCACTGAAAGGTACCGCAGGTGCGTTATTTAGTAGTTTGTTACCCGAAGGTGTAGAAGCTGTTTACGGCGGTACCGGAACAAGTTGCTTTATTCACGCTCAGGCCGATTTAGCCCCGTCAGCAATAACAACCCTAGCCCAATACGTAAGCAGGCGCGGTCTTGTCCCGGATGGTTCTGTTAATGAAGGGATCGGAGAGGTAACTACGGCATCCTTTGATTTTAGCAACCAGCCAATTACTACACCGGGAGTACCCTTTACAACGGGGTCTCTGGTATCAATTCTTCAGGAACTGGTGAATATGGGCGATGTGTCCAGTGTTTTGTTATTTGTGGATGACCATAAAGGATTGTCAGTGGATAACCATGTATATTCAATCGCCTTATCACAGGAATTAAATTATGAGTATGGCTGTACGGTTGCCTATGACGGCAATGGCAATACAGGCGGCACAGAGCCTGTTGATATTCACTCTCCCTACTCAAGCTTTGATCCCGTAACAGTTCTCGGCAATAAAGGTTCATTGACCAGGAGCGGTTATACCTTTGTGAAATGGAACACGGCGGCAAACGGCAGCGGCACCGATTACGATCCGGCTGACACATTTTTTATCACTAATGATACGATTTTGTATGCGCAATGGAAGGTTGCCGTATCTAAGGTCGTGACCATCGTGGCCTGGGATACGGTCAATGAATGCGGCAAAACCGGCGATGCGGCCAATATTACCGTCCGTGGCGTTCGCGACGGTGTGGAATACGCGCCGGTTGATGCAACCGTGACAGAAGTTGACCCGGTTAATATGCCCGGTATTTATACGGTGTCCTTAACCAGGATGGAAAATGACTGCTACTTCAATACAGTCGGCGGAAAGTCTTCCACCTCCGGCGTTGTCATCAAACCGACGTTCTGGAGAAATGAAGAAGAGAAGGAAAGTTGCTGCATACCCTGCTGCAAAAAATGTTAACGGCGCTCCTGTTGACGGCGCGTAAGTTTTGGTAACTATGGACGCGGCGGGTGTGAATGTTCTTGGTTCAATCACACCCGCCGCTAACATAGTCATGAATTTCATATTAAACACAGGAAGTTATTATTCCTGGCGTAGTAAATCAGGGTATTGTTTTAATAATCCCGATACAGAAACAGTTTTGTGAGGTAAAGATATGGCAACGGCAGGTTCGAGTGTAACATTATCCACGCTGGTAAATGCTATTGATGGAATAATTCAGGACCCGGCTTATACTTCGACAATTATCTCTCAATGGTGCAATAAAGCGGTACTGGCTATCTCCGGCGGAATCCATATGCCGGATGGCAGTATTTCACCGCCACTGCCGGATCTCTATGATTACGCAACCGTGGCGACAGCAACAACTCTGGCCTATGTGTCTCTCCCTTCCGACTACCAGCGTAATGTGGTTCTGATACTGGACAGTTCCGGGGATAGAATATCCGCGCCTTCCGGCGGCGATTATTACGCCTTCAACCTTTTCCTTGAGCAGGTGAACGATAAGAAGCTGGCCGAAACGGGTTCTGTTTATAAATTCGCCGTCAGGGGCGCGAAACTTTATTATCAGGGAATTCCTGCCATATCCGAAACCATTGCAGTACATTATTACCGCAGGCCGGTGGATATGGCGCTCGACGGCGACACGCCCGACGGCATACCGGAACACTTGCAGGAGAGATTGATCAAGCATTATGTCTGCAAGGAGATATTTGGCGAAGCGATTGAAGATGGTCAGGACAATACCGGAATAGCTACGAAATACCATACAGGCAAATTCTTTGAAGACATGACTGAACTGGTAAATTTTATCGGTATTGACGCTGGGCCGCAATACTACGGTGACGGCGGATTTGTAGATAGGGGGAATTTGTGATGGCTGAGATTAATTCCAAAGGTTTTTCCGGCGCAAATAATGTCAAGGTAAAAGAGAGATTATTTTCGGATAAGGAAATTATTGAGCCTCGCGTTATTCTGAACGCCGATGTTGATATTTACGGGAGATTAAATATCCGCAAGGGCAAAACTCTGTTCGTGACCCTGGCTAATGCTCACAGCCTTTGGGCGGGTATGACCTGTATGCTTTGTGCTGCCGATGGTTTCCTTTACCGGATTTCACAGGGCGAGGCGATAAGCATGGGAGAGATAACCGGCCCGGAATACCCGCTATCCTATATAGAAGCGGAGAATAAAATCTATATTTCCAATCCCTACTGGCAGGGAGTGTTCGATCCGTCTTTAAATACTTTGAAAGCCTGGGGCATAGCGTTGCCTCCCGGTCCTATGCTCCTTACGGGCGACGGCAACCTCCCTGCCGGTATCTATTATGTCTGCATGACGAATGTTTCAGGAAGTGATATTTCGGGAAACAGCCCGATAACTTCCATTACTTTAAAAACAGAAGGCGGAATTCAGATATTGAACAGGCAGGCAGGTGCTTTGGTTTGGGTAACCGATACAGACGAGGGCATTTTTTATCTGGCAGGTGAGACAAACAGGATAGTTGATCTTCCCACGGTAGAACCCTTGCCGTCATTTATGTGCAGTCCTCCGCCTTACATGGGAAATCTTTGTTACGCTTTTGGCCGGATATGGGGCTCGGCAGGGGCGGATGTTTATTATAGCGAACCTTTTAACCTCGGCTGGTATAAAC